CACTCGTCATTTTTTTTTTTTTTTTCACTACCCCCTTTTTCTTGATTTTTTTTTTTTATTTTATTTAATTTTTCCCTTTTTTTTTTTTTTTTTTTGAAAAAAAAAAAAAAAAACTAAAAAAGGTTTAAAAAATTGGGGGGGGGGGGGGGGGGGGGGGGGTGGTGAGTTTTGTAAAACATTAAAAACGTTAAAGGACTGATCAATATATTTAGTGTATATAATGTTGAATTATTTAGCTGAATTTTTAGGAACGGCTGTATTTTTCTACGTTATTTTGGCAACTGGAAACGCGATATTAATCGGTATAACATTAGCGATTGTTATTTTATTTATACAAAAACTTTCAGGAGGCATGGTGAACTCGACTCTTACTATTATTCTGGCAGTCGAGGGTAAAGTTCCGCCAATGGAAGTATTGCCATATATTGTAGCCCAGCTATTGGGAGGATTAACCGCACTAGAAGTGTATAAAAGATGGAAACTACCAAACTCGTTAAAGAAAGACCTTACATTCACGCTTTTCAAATAACTTTTGCTTTTGTAAAATACTCTATTTCATATTTCTTTGTAATAACATAAAACTATATTATACGTTCAAAAATACAATTAAAATAAAAAATATAACATGAACGAAATACACACACAACAATTTTCATATCAAACAACACGAGTTAAAGAAACAACAACAAAAAAACCAAATACAATTAATGAAAAACACATTGAATTATTAGAATTGTTTAAGAAAAATGAAACTGAAAAAATACCCAAATTATTGAAAGAAATACGCAAATTAAAATATGTTTTAATAAGTTTGATCGATTTAGGCGAAAACGAAACCCAAAACAGTACTATTACTATTACTCCAACTCCTCCACCGAATGTAACCAATATAGATAAATATTTAGAAACGTATGAACGAATTATGGAAAAGAAAGCAGAAATTAAAGAAATGAGAATGAAAAAGAAAAAGTATTATTTAGAAAATGCAAAATGTATTTTTCATTATTTTGAACAAAAAAAAAACATTTCTACGGGTGGGGGAAATCAAAATACTAATATACTAAATATTTTTTTCAAAATTAAAACAGCAAATAATGAAGAGGAGTCGATTGAAAACAATGATAAATATAATGTTTCAAAATACATATATCAAAATTATTGGAAAAATGTAAATGGTGAAATACTGAATATAAAAAATTATGCTGTAGCGATGGATATATGCCACTATTGTGAAGACGGTGAATTTATTCATCAAGAAGAAGAAGGAATATTAATATGTAACAATCCCAAATGTGGCAAGTTTGTTATACATATTGTAGACGGTTCTAAACCGTATAATAAAGAACCACCAAATGAAATATCATATACTGCTTATATACGTCTTAATCATTTTAAAGAGATATTATCACAGTTTCAAGCAAAAGAAACGACACAAATACCACCTGATGTTATTGAATTGATTCGTGCTAGAATAAAAAAAGAACGGATTACTGATCTTTCAAAACTTAATTATGAAATAATGCGCGATATATTGCGTAAATTATGTTTAAATAAATATTTTGAACATATACAGTATATTAATTCTATATTTGGAGTTAAACCACCAGTTATGAGCGAAGCCCTAATTGAAACTTTGTGTGTCCTTTTTATTGAAATTCAACCAAAATTTTCAATTTACTGTCCAGCAAATCGGACAAATCTTCTTTCTTATAGTTATATATTGCATCAATTATGCGTTTTACTAGATCAAACACAATATTTGCCATATATTACAACGTTGAAAGACATTGAAAAGCAGCGTCAAAATGACGCAATTTGGTATTTAATATGTAAATCATTAGACTGGCAATATTTTCCTACAATATAATTTATCTATTTAACGATTTTACCGACGGATTTGTCGGTAAACAATTTTGTTTTATCTACGGTCATATATACGTTTATTACCACGAATGGTTTCAAAATATTTAGATTCTGTAAAATCCCTAAAAACGTTAAATAGTTAACCCTTTAACGATTTAATCCGTGAATTTGTGGGTAAATGAATTTTATAAATTCACATATCATTAATTTTAATTATACCATATATGTTGTGAAATAATTATGGTGTATTATAAATCATAAAATATTTAATAATGAAATACACGGATTTGCGGGTAAATGAAATTTATAAATTCATATATCATTAATATTAAAAACACCATAAATGGTTTCAAATATTTTATAAAAGGTAAAATATTTGGATTTTTGTAAACACACAGAAAACGTTAACCCTTTAACGATTTTACCGACGGATTTGTCGGTAAACAATTGTGGTTTATGTATGATCATATATACATTTATTACCACGAATGGTTTCAAATATTTTATAAACAATAAAATATTTGGGGTTTTTGTAAACACACAGAAAACGTTAAAGAGTTAAAAAATGTAATAAATCATAATATCAACGAAATTTTAATCCTAATATAGAATATATGTAATTTTACATCTTTACACCTCTACGTTACTTTGCGAACTATACGTTCTTTAACAACTTCTTCACGGTTTTCCATTAGGAACGAACTTATTTGACCCGCTTTTTCAACATCATCCTTGTAAAATTGATTCAATAATTGAAATAGAGATTTCTTTGATAGGGGTTTTTTAACATTCGTTTTTTTATACAAAATACAACCGTCATTGATATCAAAACAGTCTAAACTATTCGAACGCATTATTTCGATTAACCGTGTGGTCAATGCTTTATTTGCGTTTTTACGTATAATTTGTTGTTCTTTAAGTTTTCGAATTTCATTGTCATTTTTTACCCAGTCACGAATTATAGACACTAATATTTCTTTGTTTATTGTCTTTGAAAGATGAGATTCATCCTTTACATTCAATGTAGAAGTTGAAATATCAGACATATTATCTTCATTCATTGGTATTAGTTTAAATATTATATATTATTTATATATCTTTTATAAAATGAATTTTTTATTTAATAACCTACAACAACCATATCCGCAATTAAAAAATTCGCGTCTTTATCCAGTAAATAATACACAAAACGAACAAACATACCCGCGTGTATTTACTCCATTTACATTTAATTATCTTACATTACCGTCTAGACCTGTTTTAAATCATTCAACACAGTCAAATAGTATTATTTATAACGATCCACCTAAAAACGAAAATAATATGACGTGGGGAAAACCAACATGGTTTTTGTTCCATACATTGGCAGAAAAAGTAATTGAATCCCATTTTTTAGAAATACGTGCTAAATTATTGGATTGTATATACTCTATTTGTTCAAATTTGCCGTGTCCCAAATGTGCTGAACACGCAAAAAATCATTTAAATTCCATTAATTTTAATACTATTCGAACAAAAGAAGATCTTATTTTGCTTTTATTCGATTTTCATAATCTTGTAAATTCGCGTAAAGAACAACCTATATTTAAATACGAAGAATTAGAAAAATATAAAACCGCTATTACTAAAAATATTATAAATAATTTTTTAATTGAATATAATAAGAAATCGAAAAATATTCGATATTTGTCAGATGACTTACATAGAGAAAGAATATCAGTTTCACTCAAAAAATGGTTTTCTGAAAATTATCAGCATTTTGAAAATTGACATAATGGATATAATCAAAATTTATACAGGTATGAAAAGACCCAACTTTGAACCTCTTTTTTTTGGCACTAACCGTGCCATTTTAATTGTTCAAGGGTGTAAAGAAAACTTTAATATATGATTTTTATATATTTAACTTTTTAACGATTTAACCACCCTTTAACCACTCTTTAACCACTCTTTAACCACCCTTTAACATTTTTGGAGATTTTTGTAAAAACAACGAAAACGTAAAATTGTTACATTTTTTTCGGTTTACAACGAAAAGTTGTTCGTGAAGGTCTTGAACATATGTTGCTATTTCCAGAAGTAATATATTGTAAAGTTGGAACTCCTAACGCTGTTATTGCAACTGCCCAACCTACTCCTCCAGCACCTCCTAAAATAACAGCCAAAAGGCAAAATACCAAACCTAAATCATTATTTAAACAATAATTAATAATAATCCAATATATTTCAACTATAATCAATAAAGGAAATATTACAAGCAAAGGAACATTTTGTAATAAAGCCTCATCTATTTTTTTTTTAGTCAAATCTTTTGGACTCAAGATACCAACCGTAGTAGATTTTATATTAGCCGAATTTAATACAAATATCAATAAATAAAAAAATGTGAAAGTATAAACTACTATATTTAATGGTATCAGTTTTGAGTAATATTCGCCGTTTTCACCTAATGTGATTGTTTTACATCTGTTGTTTTGGCGTCTTGGTCTTAAAACATCCTCTTTTTCTTCATTCTCTTTTTCTTTATTCTCTTGTGCTAGTCTTACTACTTCTTCAGTACCGTTTGATTGTAAATTTAACAACGATAACCCCCCACTAATAAATACACTTATAATACATGTTAATATCAACCCACATAAATAAAGAATCCCCCTTAAATCTAATGATAATAATGACTCTAAAACAAAAAATGACACAATAATAATAGGAGCTAACCTAAATATAAGATATGGTAATTCTATTATATTTAACCCCATTTTATATATAATCTTTATTATTTTAATTAACCCATTAACGATTTAATCCGCGAATTCAAGGGTTAACCTTTAACGATTTAATCCGCGAATTCCATCATTAAATTTTTTATGATTTTTCATATATTATAACTATTTCCCACCATGAGTGGTTTCATATTTTATTTTTCAATGATAA